TAGACAACTACGTCAAATAACAGATTATACAGCAGTTTATCTTATACCAGAACATAATTATGTAGGTGTAACTAATAATTTAATTAATAGGAAATCATGGCATAAAACTATGGGTAAAGATATTAGCGGAACTAAAATACTACACAAATTTAAATCACGAGCAAAAGCATTAGCCAAAGAAGCAGAATATCATGCTATGGGATATGCTGGAGCCAACTTACATATCTCCTCTTTTTAAATAAAATATTTATTCGTATATGAAGAAAAATTATAGTATAACAATACCTGAGTACTTGTCAATTGAGAAGTATCAGCGATTACAAAATCTAGAGCATTTATCTGATCTAGGTAAATTAGTAGAAACAATAGCTGTGTTTACTGATATACCATCAGATGAAATTAAAACATGGGCATTACCTGATTTAGGTAAGGTTGCAAAGGATTTTAGCAATAAAGTAGATACTAAATCACAATTCTTTCCTATATGGCAACATGAAGGTAAAAATTATGGATATGCAGATATCAGTACAATGACGTTAGGTGAATTTGTAGATTTAGAATCATTATGTAAAAAACCAACTGAGAACTTACACGAGATAATGGCGGTATTATATCGACCTATTGAATCACATAGATTTGATAGTTTAAAGTGGAAGGCAAAACATAATGTTCAATTAATGCAACAGAAAGTTGATAACGTATTTAAATGGTATAAACTAAAAGAATACGATAGTTCAAATAGACACGTAGATTCAGTAATAATGAAAAATATACCTGCTGGATTTGCTTTAGGAGCACTAAGTTTTTTTTTAGGAACCGCCAACTTATGCTCGATAAATACTCTGAACTCTTTAAAAACGATCAAGGATCGAAAGATACTGATAAAGAAACTGAACAAACAAACGTGGGCAGCTTTGACAAGCATTGGGGATGGTTTGCAACATTATACAACCTCGCCGAAACAGGTATACTCAGTATCACAGGAGGAACTAGTATCACTGAATTAAACATTAATTTCGTTTTAAATTACTTGGCAATACAGAAAGATTATAATGAATTAGAACGTCAAGCACAAAAACGAGCAATGCAAAAAAATAAAAACAGAATTAAATTAAAATAATATGGCATGTAATTGTAATAAAGCAGATAAAACGGCAATATGGAAAAGATATAAAGCCGGTATTGATAGACATAGAATAGCAGCACAAATGATGGTTCAACTATCGTTAGTAGATGAATGTATTGAAAATGGTGATCCAAATGTAGCACCTGTTATTCGTACAGAAGCTAAAGCAGCTAAAAACAGAGCAGCCAAATCTAAAATTAACAAATAATGAATTCATTAGAAAGCGTAGTACAAACATTTAGAGATGCTGCTGATAAGCATGAGTATGTAAACTCATTTGCTTTCGGTAGTTTAGATTTTTTAGATTCATCATCACAAAATATTAAGTATCCTTATGTTTTCTTAAGACCATTACAATCACCAGGATACTCTCAGGACACACGATTAAGAATATTATCATTCGAATTGTATGCTTTAGATGTACCTAAATTAAGTAATCAATCACCTGAGGCAGTAATGTCTAAAATGGAACAAGTATTATATGACTTTGGAGGTTATATGAACTGGGGTCCGCCAAGTGATAATCAACAAAAAGGTGTATCATATGATATACAATCAATTACACCTACATTAGAAGCATTTATGGATAGAGTATATGGTTTTGTAGGTACAATACAATATTCAGAATCAGGTATTTATGATTACTGTAATTTCCCTAAGGTATAAATGGAATTAGAAAATCTAGATAACGCACTTATGGATTTCGGACAACGTATAGTTGACGAAATGCAAAATCAACTGTTTGAAAATAAATCAGTTGGTACAGGTGACTTAGCTAGATCAATTACTAGAACAGTAGTACCATTACCTAATAATCAAGGTGAACAATTACAAGTATCATTATTATGGTATGGTGAATTATTAGAAGATGGAGGACCAGCAAGACGAGCAGGTAGAATGCCTCCAGTTAGACCAATTGAAGGTTGGATTAAAACTAAAAAAATACCTGTACCAGCAGCATTTAAATCACCAGAGAATTTTGCATGGGCAATAGCTAAAAGTATTGCTAAAAAAGGAGCTAAAAAATATCCTAAAAAACCATTTATAATGGAATCAATTGACAATGCAGCTGCAAATTTTGGTACAGCAGAAATAACAGCAGCGTTAGAAAAAGATATAATAATAAACATTAATGATGCTGCAGAATCAGCAGGAGCAACAGTAACATAAATTATGGCATTATCAATTGTATCATCACCTTATAAAACAAATGCAACAACAAATAACTTACCTATTGTTGTAACAAGTCCATCTATGTCTATGGCACAATATAGGTTAGTAACAGAAATATACATTCCTCAAAGAGGATCAGCTCCGGTAACTACCGTGAAAACATTTCCAAGCGCATCAGTTGCTATGGTTGATATAGCACGCGTGTGTTCACAATATTTGACATATGATAACGCGATGGAAGCTACTGGTAGTCAATACAGTGATACTAATGCTGCTTATTTTAAAGTAGTAATGGGTGAAGAATATTCATCATCACCTTCATCATCTATAATTTCATATAATGGTTTAGGACAGACAGGTAGTGCAGCATTTACTTGCTCATTTAGTGGTTCAAGTGATAGTATTTTATTACAACCTGCAGTTAATGAGTATACAACTTTAACTTATGATTGGCCTAAGAGTGAATGGAATGAAAGTAGTGGTAATCCATTATTAACAAATAACCCAGCATATCAAACATCAAGTTTCTGGACTAATGGAAATTGGGATAATTTAACAGGTGAATTATTTAGTTATGATTATGCAACAGTATCATCAATAACAGATGCTTTTGATGTAGGTTATGCTTTTGTACATGCAAGATTATATGATAAAACAGGATTATTAGTTTATTCTAACGATACTAGTTTTGGTGATAGTCAATCACCATTAGGACCATTATGTCATTTTGGAATTGGTCCTGCTAATTTATCATCAAGTAATTTCCCTAATGCTATTGGTTCTTTTTCAGCTTCAACTTATGTTGCTAATAATGATTGGAGTAGAATAACATATGAATTTGAAGGGTTTAGTGGTAACTATAATATAGGATTTACACAAGCAAGTTGTTCATTTTATGATCAAGTAATAGATAGTTCTACACCTAGTCTTGCTAATGATTATATAAAAGGTAGAACAAGATTTGCTTTTATAAACAAATATGGGGTAATGGATTATTATAATGTATTAAATCCAGTAAAGAAAACAAGTAAAATACAACGTAAAAATTACGTGAAACCACAATTACCATGGCAGAATATGTCTACAACTAGTGGCGCTGTATTTAACAGTAATTCACGTGGTAAAGACGATTATTATACTACATACGTAGATGATTTCTCAGTAACAACTGATTATATGGATACAGCTACAAGTGATTGGTTAACAGAATTAATTGAATCACCATCTGTATTTATTCAAAATGAAGCAATAGTAAATTTACCAAAAACGGCAGTTGATTTTTTTCAAGAAAGACAAACCATACCAAATGGTTTTGCACCTATAAACATTAAAAATGCTTCGTATACTTGGAAAACAAATAAATTTAGTCAAAAATTATTTCAATACGATTTGAAATGGGAAATGTCTAACATAAACATAGGAAGGTAATGGCATTAACTATACAACAAGAACCTACACAAATGAATTCCGCATATACAAAATTAATGTATAGCGTTATTTCAACTAATAGAGATCAACCACAATTTAAATATTTGTGTGATGTAAAAGACCATAATGGTAATTTAATATCTAGATTAAGACAAGGACAAAACCAAGCAAATAGTGCTATATTTAATGTAGCAATACCTTGTAGAGGAAAATTATATGAAGACGATACATTTTATATTACTGACCCTACAGCATCAATAGGTAAAGGTTCACCTTCAAATATTAAATCATATCAACAATTTAAAGTAGCATTTGGTTGTGAATATGGTACTTCACCTTCATCAAGTGTAACAGTATACAATGGTAAAGGAGGCGTAGGTGATCCTGCAGTCTCAGGTTCAGATTTAGTATTAAATAGAGCAGTATGGGAACCATGGAATGAACAACAATTTTTATCTAGTTCAGCTAACCCAGTTTATCAAAATTCAGGTACAGGAAGTGTTAATTTCTTTGTATCAGAATTAGCAGGTGTAAATTATGTAGATGTTAATTTAAGAGTTAATGGTGCTTATCCTACCGGAGGATTTGGAGGTAGTGGTTCATTTGCTTATAGTGCTTCTACAGCAGCTGATTTAACGACAGGAAATGGATTATATACTATGGATTTAGTTTCATTTGGTGTATCATCTTCAGCACATAGAATGGGTATGGAGGTATACAATATGTCTACTAATCAAATGGTTTATCAAACATCACAAGGAAGTACATTACCAGCAGGTTATGCTTCAGGTAGTGTAGGAGGACCTCAAGTAATAGATTCATATGCTTTTACTGGTAGTTTAAATTGTGTGTATGGTGTTAGAGTAAATGGTATACCAACATCATCATTTAATGCACCGTTATTTGAAGCATATTATTTATCAAACAATTATACTGCATCATCAGATAGAATGAGATCAATTTCATATCCTGTATTTCCAGGTAATGTTGTAGGTGTAGGAGGATATGCTGATAGTAAAGCATGGGAAGTAACTATTAATACAACTTCAGGATCAAATGTAGGAGATATAGATCAAGTATTTCCAACATTACAAGATTTTAGTAAAGCAAATATACCAACATTAGAACCATTACCAGCAGGTAACTTTGGTTCATGGAATTGGAATTATCAAGATGCTAGAATTAACTTTACAGGTAGTAATCCATCTCCTACATTAGCAGGTAATTATCAAAAATTATTTTTAGATAATTGGCCTCGCCCTGTAAGAGCAATTGATCAATTACCATTTGGACCTAGAAAAAATATTTCAAAAGATGATATTTTTACATTATCATGGTATAATATATCAGGTAGTATTAGTGATAGTGGAACTGGAACCCCAGCAATTAGACTTAGTTTATCTAATGACGCAGGAAATTTAGGTACAAAAGATTATTCTAATGCAGAGTTAGATGCTTTAACACCATTCATTAGACAAACCGGTTCAGGAGCAGATATACCATTTGTAACTTGTCCTGTAGGACTTCCAAATATACCTTCTTTATATCCTAATTCAGGTTCAGCTTGGACTAGATATAGTATTAGTTTAGGACCAGGAACAGAAACAGCTAGAGTTTTTTATAACAGAGAAGAACCATGTGCATGGCAAACGAGAACAAATTTTGCTTTTATTAATAAATGGGGTGTATGGGATTTTATAGGATTAAATACACCAACAAATAAAAACGCTGTAATAAATGAGCGTAGTGAATTTATGGCAGTAAACGCTGATTATAACGTTGAAATCAGTTCATATGACGCATATAACAGGGGTTTCACACAGTATTATTTAGATCAAAATTACAAGTATCAAATCACGACAGACCCAATACCATTAGCTAATGCAATTAATATGGTAGGAGGAGAATTAGCATTAAGTGATTATTATCAAGAATTATTTACATCACCAAGTGTGTTCATACAATCAGGATATAAATTTATTCCTATAAACATTACAAATAGTAATTTTAGGTATAAAACAAATATAAAAGGACAAAAGAATTATCAGGTAACAATTCAATATGAATTAAGCAATAAACCTAGAAGCAGAACATAATGAGAGATATAGTACTAAGAGTAACGAATAATAACGTAGTAACAGATTTAGACATAACATCTGATATTCCATTACGTTTAGATATATCAACATTTGATAATTCCAGAATTGGAGTATTATTTGGTGTTGGTTCACAAACATTTGACTTACCAGGAACTAAGAAAAACAATGCTTTCTTTAACAACGCATATGATATAGGAGCTATAGATATTCCTGCATTATATGATTTTGTGAGTGCTGCAGTATTAATTGATGGAGATGAAGTATTAACAGGAAATATGCAATTACAGGAAGTAGTCGCATCTGAAGATGGTTATGTAACTTATAAAGTAACCGTAGTAGACCAAGCCATTCAATTTACAAGTGAATTAGATGGTGATTTCATAGCAAACGCTGATTTTAGTGCTTATGATCATAATTTAACAGTAGCATTTATAACAGGTAGTTGGTCAGGTTCAGCAAATAATTCTGATTTACCTTTAAATGGTGCCGTATATTATCCTTTAGTTGATTATGGTAACGACGGAGAAGAAGCATATTATAGTTTAGATAATAGTGGTTCATTACCATTCATACAATTTAGTGGTATATCGACAACTACGGGGTCTATAGATAATCAAAGATCACCATTAGCATATCAACAATTATTACCAGCAATTAGAGGTAAAGAATTATTAGATGTAATAGCAGATCAAG